ACAGACCTTCGCAAAGAGCTAACGACGATGGGATTTAAAATAGAGGACATCGCCAAGGCGAAAGATATCTGCTTAAAGTTGAATACAATTAATTCAAAGACTGGAATCGTTCTAAAAAAGAGTGTTTTCGTATCTATGATTGCAGATATATTACAATTCTTACAAAAAATTCCGGACCAGACCAAATTCAAGCAGATAGAGCTCATTAAAATGAAAGAGATGGGCGTCGATATGAAGACCGTAGATACTAAGCTCATTGCAGAGAGATATAGTAATCTTATGATAATAAAGAAGTGTAGCTATATTGGGGCTCGTCTATTGATAACCTACGAAACTCTCATTCCTTTTCAATCTCCAATCGGAAAAAGAACAGGTGTCATCTTCGAAGGGTTCAGTCCAGAATATCTCGCCCTACTCATTGAAGAGTCCCGAATCATGCCAATCGTCAAAACTGGTAAGAATGGTAAGCCCATAACAATATATCTCCCCCTTGGTAAAATAAAAGACGAGATTGTAAAAGCAATAAAAGATATGGAATATCTACCGAGCATTAAAAAACTCCGGAAAGAAAAGAAGGACTACGAGCGAAAGAAAGTCATCTCCACAGAAGAAAAAGACGATATTAGAAAACAAAAGATAAGGATTTCGGAAGCACCTGCGCTTTCTGATAAATACATTAAAGAAGTTGAGAAAGCCAAAAAATACAGTGATTTCCATAAGTTCCAGATTGACCTCAAAGAGAGACAAGTATATATCGCACAGGAAATTATTAATGCCGTCAATGAGGCCGTCAGCACAACCCCCAATAAAGAAATAGAGAACCCAAAAACGATGGAATACAGTGGCCTACAAGAAGAAGTCTCTCCTGACCGCACATATTATTCCTACATTTCAGATAAAACGAAGAAGAATATCGAGAAACTCTTAGAAGAATCCCGTGATAATATGTATTACACCCACCTCTTCCTAAACACTGGTTGTCTTATGAAGCACTTCCCTCAGAAAAATAGGAAGTTTGAAATCAAGACACGGAACCTCGGGGTCGATAGTCAGGAATTCCGTAAAAATATATTCCTCGCATATATCCAATCCGGAGCATTAAAAGGAGAACTCCACCAATATGAAAAAGATGTCTGCGTTCTTACTGGAGAAACGAAGGAACAAATTCTTCAAAAAGAATACACCGACGCAGACGTAAATGAGTTGCTCCAATTCATCATTAAAAAAAAGACGACAAAACTCTATACGGGGGGGTCCAAAGAAGACATCGACCAAATGGCAAAAATGGAAACTGACCTTATTGATGCGATTGACCTCGCCCAATTAAAGAAGGAATCCGACAAAAATTTACAGAGGACTATAAACCTCTTCGTGGAGAAATTCGTCAGGTTCTTGAATAAGAGCGGGAACAAGTCATTTGTTAGTGAGTTGCGCGAGAGAATTGAGGGCCTTGGAACATATAAGAAGAGGAGCGAAGATTCACGTATTCGAATGGATGATAATCCAAATACATTATCGAGAGATATTATCGACCTTGAAAACAATACTCACCGCGAAAGAATCCACCATCTTAAAATAATAATAAATCAATATTTCCGGCGGTATATGTCAATTGTTGCGAATCAGTATGATGTTGTAGAGAATATTAAGGAAATTCCTGATATGGAGTCCGAGTTCTCCATTGAAATCCAGAAATATATATATGACCGCGAGTATTTCCTGAAAAAATACCTCATTAAAAGGGACCGAGACCTATTTCAACAGCTCGAATTCGACATTTCATCGAAAGTTATATCAAATATTACGGCAAATCCAGATGAGTGGGACAAAACATATACGAAGATAGATAAAATAGTTGAGTTCAACCTAAAAAATTTGGTCAATTCACTGATGTATGTTCTGATGCGCAATTTGGAGCGATTTATTTCATCCAACTATAACAGTGGTGATATTGAAAAGAACAAGGTTATCTCGCAGTTCATTATGGATATACTGGATTTGATAAAGGCCGATTATGAGAAGATGGACGTCGTCGATGGGGTTCTAATAGAGGGCGACTACCGAACGAAGGAAGCTCTTGAATTGGATGAAGATGAAAAGAAAGAAGATTTAATAATGGTTAGTCGCGAGAATGATGAAAAGAAAGATTTGACGGTTCTTCGTGATAAATTCATATCTGAATATAAGAAGGATAATGAGAAAGACCCAACGGAGAATGAGATTATGGATTATTTAGATAATTACGAAAAGGAGGAAGAAGATAATAATGAAGATGAAGAGGACTATGACGAAACTCCTACAACTGATGATACTCTTGATGTCGGGGGTAATTATGGAGAAAAACCACAGGGTGGAGAAGGAGGAGAATACGACGATTTTTAATTTCTATATATAAAATAATGAATTTTTATTATTTTATTGGTCTCATTATTTTATTAATAATAATCTATTTATTGCGTTATAATACAGTTGAGACATTTGATATAAAATATCACGATGTTGTTGGAAATTTGTTCCAAGATTACCGTTTCCAAAAATATGGCCAGAATTCAAACAAGACTTGGAAGGAACTTCCGAATGCATCCAATGCACCAATTGTTCAATCATATGGTTCCAGTTTCAATGATATGTATAAAATGAACCAATATATTTTCAACGATTTTGATAAAAAACAAATAGATGATTTTGTTAAAAAGAATAGTAGTCCAAAAATAAATACTGATAATGCGTTGAAAATATATACACCGTTTGATATTCAGAATATAAATAGGACAACTTGGGTCGATAATTATAATTGGGACCCTGATTATGTTCTTTATCAAAAATACCCAGAGTCCTCATTTAAAGAAGTTAATAAAATAAATATGAAGTTCCTCAATTTATTTAATATATTTTGGTTTAAATTTATTGATAATTATATCAAACGGAAAGTTATGATTGAAAAACCGTTCTTTATATTAAAATACCGGCTGGTAAATGTATATGAATATAAAAATGATAGAATATTTGAGATTGTCTTAGTAATAACACGTGATGATGGATTCCTCGCATTTGAGTTTTTCCTTCAAGGCTATAAGAATAACTTATATATTGAATATATTTCAAATTATTCACTTGACCAAGTATTATTGAGAGGAAGTCTTAATAAAGATAATGACACTTATTACAACCTGAATCCTTTATGGGCAAATGATACGACTCTCCCTTCTTCTGCTGTGAATGTAATATTAAAAGATGAAAAGGAGAAAGCAAGAAAAACAATTGATATTTTAGATAATACGAAAGTCTGTTTTACTTATGATAAGGATTCTACATCTCCAAAAAGTATTCCAATCTATGCTGTTAATCGCAATGACTGTCATAATAAATATTCAATGATTGGATATAAAAAACCGAGTGGAGTATGGGACTCTCCATGTGTTAAAGATGAAGATTGTCCTTTTTATAAGCAAAATAAAAATTATAAAAATGATTATGGAAAATGTATAAGGGGAAAATGTGAACTTCCATTAAATATGGAGAACCTTGGGTATCATTATTATATCAATGAAAAAACAGTCCGCCCATTATGTTATAATTGTAATACTAAAAAATGGCTCCCAAATACAAATCCTGATTTTTGCTGTCAAGAACAAAAAGATAAGAAAAAATATCCACACTTAGATGGACCAGATTATGCTTTCAAAAATGATGTACTTACACGAACAAATGATTATAAACAGAAAAATTGTAAAATGAAAAAGAATTATTCCAATATATTTAAAGACTCAAATGTTTGGAAAATAGAATGTAATGGAAATTATTTGGATTCTTATTTTATTGAAAATTAGTCTTTATCTCCAATTATTCTGGCGCCTTCAATACGTTCAGGCGTGCATTTTGCATTTCCAACAAAATATTTACATAAATCATCCGAGTAATTTGTATTAATACTAATATTTTTATAATATACTTTTGCTCCAACATGAACTGGAATATATTGATTATTTGCAATATCCGGAAATGATAAATAATTAAATTGGTTTTTTATTACATAATCTGAATTATTAATAATATTTAAATTAGATACAATTGATTTTACCATATTAAATATTAATTTTGGATTTGCATCTTTATTACATACAAGTATTTCTGGATATTTATAAGAAGTAATATCCGGTCTGAATTTATTATAATATAAATTTTTTATTTTTACTGGAAGATAATTTTTAGGGAGATTATTTTGGTCTAATGATACTTTTGAAGCGTATGGTCGCCTTTGTAAAAATACAGTTTCATTTATATCCTCAATCGGAATCAATATTATTTTATTATCAAGATTAGATTGAATAATTTTATTTAATTTATCACTCGGAAATAAGTCAGTATATATCATTCCATCAATTTCTCCATTTAATAATTTTTTAAATGATGTATCAATATCATATTCTAATACCTTTTTCGGTGATACTTTATATTTATTATTTAAATTATCAATTATACTTTTTCCAAACCAATATTCATCTGTATTTTCTGGACCAATATTAATTATTTTATTATCAATCTCTTTTAATCGCGATATATTTGAGAAACGATTCACAATAAAAAATAAAAAACGATAATTCGTATAAATAACAAAATTAATATTTTTTAATTTATCAAAATTTTCATTTATACTATTTACAATGAAAGGAGCGCTAAATATTGCGGTATATATTTTGTTTTTACTAACTTCTTCTAATATATTTTTTGTATAATTAATAATTATTTTTTTAATTCTTAAATTTTTAAGAATATTCTTAAATAAAAAGTCATAATACATATTTTTTTCTTTAATATTTATAATAAGATTATCGAATGTATCATATTCTAAATAATTAAGTTCTAAATTAGATGTTATATACGGAGGCGTAGATTCTGTCAATTCACCAGTTGATTTATTATAATAAGGGAGGAACCACGTTATAAAATTCTCTTTATATTTTTGAGAATATATGAAAAATACGTATATTAAGATAATAATTATTGTTTTAATCATTAGTATATAGACTGATTATTTTTTTCTATAAAAATATATGAAAATATTTAATTTAGAAAACCCGATACGAAATTCAATATTTATTTATATAATATTCATCGTTATATTCATCGTTTTTTTTCAAAATAAAAAGGACATCCAAGATAAAAAATATATTCTTCCAGTTGTTGTTATAACTATTAGTATTGTTATTTACTATATATTCAAACTATTACAGTTCTATTTTACATAAATTTACTTTTTTCGGAATTTATATATATTTTTTTTATATATAAAGTTATGTCAGATATAAAAGTCATTAAAGTTGCAAATACCATGGGAGGAGCAAAAGTTGATTCAAGTGGTTTTTTTATAAAACCAAAACAACCAGAAACTTCTCAACTATCCCAGTTTATACAAAGAGAAAATGAAAGAGAGAAAAAAAAAGAAGATTATGATTATGATGATGATAAAGATTCTGTTGATAGCATGACAGTCAGTGATGTATCATCCGCTACGAACAAGTCAGATGAAGAATACACAAATGAATCAATGACTCCTGCACCACTACCAGCTCCTTCATCTCCCCCTTCTCAACGAGTCAGTTCGATTGTTAAAGATGAAACATTAAACTCCTATTTAGAGAAACCAAAAGTTGAATCATCATCACCCGAATCTCTGAATATGAGCTTTCCTATTTCTACACCAGCGCAGGTTCCTCCGGTCCAAACGAATAATGCATCCACAACAATTAATGAACAACAAAATAATAATGCGCAATCAACAACCGCGCAACCCGATAATAATCGAAATGATTATTATAGCGATGCAGATGAAGATGTTATTGATATGACAGATAACAAATTATATGATATTCTCGCATCAGTTTTAGAAGATGAAGACGGCGAAAATGTAAGCGAGAACATGGCAAAAATGAACAGGAATCTTGAAAAAGTAATAACAATGTTCGAGGCATATCAACAAAATAATACAAAAGATGAATACCTATCTAAGATTGGAGAGGCAATTGAAAACCAGAACAAAATTTTATCTCAGATTGTTAAGGCATTGGAAAAGCAAGGGCAACCTAATCAAGAATTGAATGTTTCTGTTAAGAATGAAAATAATGAAAATAATTTGAATAATGAACTGAATGAAAATAACATGAAAAACAAAAAACATGAGAAACCAAAATCTTCATCTGAATCATCATCATCAGAATCAGATAAAGGAGAGAATACAGAGGATACAGAAAAAAATCCAAATATTAAAAAAATAAAAGTATCTGATAGTCTAAAACATTCTACTTCTAAAAAAGATACACCACTGAAACATCGTATTCAAATTAAAAGAAAGAACTAATTTTCCTCTTTATCACTTTCATAATCTGATTCAGATTCTGATTTTTTTACATTGACGGATTGACCACCACTTTGATTCTGTAAAAGTTCCGAAAGTTTCTTCATACGCTCCTTCTCTCGCTTCTTTGCACTCTTCGACTTCTTTGGTTTTTCTTCTCCATCGGCCTCTGCTTCTCCTGTATTTGCTTGTAATTTCTCCTGAATTTGCGTCTTTTGAAAATTGGTCCTTCTTTGTAGACCTCCAATATTCATTTTCTGCTGAAGACGGCTCCGCAAATATTCTTTCTTCTCCTCAGGCGTCATTTTATTCAATTCTTCTTCCGTTTTAGCAGTCGAAGCATACATCATATTCAACATCTGTTTCTGTTGAGGGTTCATAATATTATTATGATTAATTTCTTTAAGCTATTTACAAAATGGAGCAACAGCTGGAACCGGAATCCTTTTGTTTTAATTTTTGAATTCCTTCAACCACAATTTCATCAAATTCTTCTGGTTCCTTCAAATCAATCTTGCGATATAATTCGAAATATATGTCGCCCACATTCGTTGAATTAATGCGCCCGAAAATGTCTTCATAAATTCGCTTATGAACCTGACTTAATTCCCAGCGCGGTCCTTCCATTAAAGAATGGATAACCATATCATTCCAATCGCGACTATATATTGGATTATCAAATGTTTTTTTAGATGAAATAATTGTAAGCCACTGTATAAATTTACATAATTCCTCATATTTTTCGTGTGGAATAAAATCGAAGAACCGTATTTCGACGCCATGGTTATAGTGTTTATTAAAATTGATGTCCATTCCCAGCTTATCGAGCCGATTATATCCACACATCCGATAATACCGGTTATACCAGCCCCACTCCTCCCTCGCAACAACAATATTATCAGCGCTTTCTTGAAGAATTTTTCCTGTTTTCATCTGGTTTGTATCGTAAGTTCCGATTCCAATATATCGCGAAATTGCGCAACGCTGGGATGATGCAGAAAAGGCGCCATCATACTCCGAAAATGGGTCGCTGGTTCCATAAACGGATAGTATAATCGGTTCCAAATATTGGACGAGCCTAATAAAATTCTTGTGTTTTTCAATGAAATCGAGTTTGTTTTGGATTTTTGAATTATTATCTAATTTTGTTGGAAGAGTTATATTGATGTGGATTGTTCCATTATTGAACATCGCAACATTATTAATATTTGTAAGATGGACAGCAAATGGATAGTTCTTCTTCATGAAATCGATGCGCCCGTATTCCTGAAAAATATTATTATCTATAAAAACTTTATTCAAATTATCAATGAGGTTCTTTCTGCTGGTCGCATGTTCATCCAAAACATCTTTTATACTCTTATTATAAAAATCGACGGTCATTATTTCAATTGTGTCGCCATCAAAAGTGAAAGTTTTATCAAAATTTGTTGATAAATATTCACTTTTCTTCTTACAAAAATCCCAGAGGGTTTCTCCATCAAAAAGATGATTTTTTTCATTCCGTGTTGTGTATTTTGTTCTTGGTTGATTATGGCGGTCCGTTAGAGTCATCGAATGTGCATTAAATAAGAGGGGTAATTTACCAATATAATTGACCTTTTCAAAAAATGGAGAGATGTCGAGTTTGTAATTTGAGTAATAATCGACTGAATATCTCTCTTTTTTATGATTTTGAAGAAATTTTTGGTGGTCGAACTCAATTTCATTTTCAAATTCTAAATAATATTCACTTTCTATACCGAAACCGAAGAATATCTCATTTGGCTTATAATAACATTCATATTTTTTATGTTTATCATAACAAGAAAATCCAATTATATTTTTTATATCCATTATTATATGAAACAATTATATTTAAGAAAAGAGACAAAAGAAAATGAGCACCGGACTCCACTTACTCCGCAAGATTGTGCGACTCTTATCAAAAATAACTACAAAATACAGTTCGAGCCATCGGACACCCGCTGTTATAAAGATGAAGAATATGAAAGTGCCGGTTGTGTCCGCGCCTCCATCGATGAAATGGACAGTTGCGCCATTATAATGGGCCTCAAAGAATTTGATATGACGCAGACAGCCCTACTTAATAAAAAACACTTCTATTTCTCTCACGCATTCAAGGGTCAAGAGAATTCTCACGTCATTATAAATAGCTTCCAAGAAAATGGAGGACATATCTACGACTATGAATATATTGTGGATGAAAATGGGAGGCGCGTCATCGCGTTCGGCTACTGGGCCGGATTTGCTGGAATGTATTTCGGCCTATTACAATATCAAAACCCCGTCTCGAGAGAACTCGCGCCTACAACCGCATCAGAAATACGCGAAGTATTGCGCGAATACAAGGCCAAACCGAAGATAACTATTTGCGGGGCGCGGGGAAGATGTGGGCGCGGTTGCTTAGAGTTGCTAAAACTCGCCGATATAACTCCACACATTTGCGAGAAGGGAGGGCGCATTCCGGAGGACACCGAAATCTTCATTAACGCAATATACTTATCTCCTGATTCAACTGTGGTTTTCTTTGATGACGTCAGCATCACGAATTATGAGCGGTTGCGCGTGATTGTTGATATAAGTTGCGACATCCACGCGAAGAACAACCCAATCCGATTAGATTATCCTAATCCGAAAAATTGGCTAACTAAATATAAAAAATATACAGATAATATTGATATTATATGTATTGATAATCTACCTTCGCTATTACCGAAAGATTCGAGCGAGGAATTCTCTAAAAAACTGACTGAACTATTTTTATCGGGGGCGATAGATGAGTTTATGAAAACATTCCGATATATTCAAGTGTGAATAAACAACCTCGTAAATTCCGGCGTATCATCTAATAAAGCCATATCCACATATAAATGATTACGATATCTATTCTTCATACCACGATAATATCGTATAACAAAACCGTATGAATGCGTTCTTGTCAAATTCTTTCCAGCCGTCGATAACGCATAATAATAATTTTTACGATGATTCGCATAAAACTTGTAATTATAAAATCCAGCCCGTGTAATAAAATAGTCAGGGTCCGCTCCATAACGACTGTTATGATAATAACCCATGTAATTGAATAGTCGTCGATAAGATGTAAAAAGAACTTTATTATGCACTACTGATTGTTTAACAATATTATCAGGAGTCCCTTCATAAAATAAACGCGTAAAATTCGTCCCATATCCCCAATATTTAAAACCCCCGCGGTTCTCTTTTTCTAATTCAGTAATCTCAAACTTAAATTTATCCGGATGAACAGTATCATCCCCATCAACATTTGCGATATAATATCCATTCGACATCAATATACCCTTATTCCGCCCATAAAATGTCCCCTGATTTTTATTATTGATATATAGTTTAACTAATGGATTTTTTCCGTAAAAATTCTTAATAATTTCAACTGACTTATCAGTTGAACAATCATCAATAATAATAATCTCAATATCCTTATATGTGCTTTTTAATATAGAATCAATCGTATTCTTTATTGTTAGTTCGTTATTATAATTCGGAATAACAACTGAAAGAAGGCGACTTTTCATATTAGCATACTTTTTCTCAACTGATTCTTTAAATAGTTTAATTGTAGTTTTAACAAATAAATCCACATTTTTTATTTTATTTTCTGTTAATTTTATATAAATTGTTTTATCATTCCATATATAAGTTGCTCCATTATGATTAAATATTCGGACAAAAAAGTATGACTCGCTAAACTTTTTTCTTAATATATCAATTGTATTTTTATCTAACATAAATTATAATATATTATTTTTCGATATCATTCTCAGTATATTTTTGGTAAATATTGAGTGTCCTCGCTGATGGGTCAATCGTTTCCCCTGACCACATTGGCATCCAATACTTCGGAATCCACCGGTCATTATTATAAAAGGCGCCGTATATCTGTCGATAATACATTTCTTCCTTCGTTCTTGGGGGACAATGAACACACTTCTCCTTAAATTTCTCAAATGACTCTTGACTGATAACTGACGACGCCATAGTCTTCAACTTATCCAGCCAATTATTCTTAACACTGCTCACCCCATCGCTAAAAGCCTCCTTTGTTCTCCATAAAATCTCATCCGGTAAAAGCCCACTATTCTGAAATGACCGGCGAATCAGATACTTCTCCACCCCATTCCTTGGGCAAACCTTCCGAGAAGAAAGGCTACTTATAAGTTTCATAAATTCCTTGTCTAAAAATGGAACACGCAATTCTAACCCGTGTCCCGCAGTTGTCCTATCCGCCCTCAGCACATCATACATATACAACTGATTCATCAGGCGAAATGACTCCTCTGAACCAGATGCTGGGCTCGGTTGTCTATGAAAATACAAGTATCCCTGACACAATTCATCCGCGCCCTCTCCACTAAAAATGACCACATCCTCAGTCTTCTGACTGATATATTCAGATAACATAAACATCCCAATACTTGCGCGAATAGTAGTCGTATCCCACGTCTCCAACTGTAAAATAATTTCCGGTATCCTCTTCTCAATATCCTTGAAATTCATGATAACCTCGTGATGATTAGACCCAATATGTTTCGCGACTACTCGCGCTTTCTCCAAATCTGGCGACCCCTTGAATCCAATACTATAAGTATTAACACACTTTCCATTCTTCTTCATTTCCTCTTGAACAATGGCGGCCACCAGACTACTGTCCAACCCGCCACTAAGCAAACAACCAATTGGGCGCTCCGAAAGAAGCCTCTTCACGACGGCTCTCCTGAAAACCTTCTCCACTATATGATAAATACTGCTATCGCTAACTAATGAAAGATATGGGTTCGGGCTCACATCACGGAATTCGTCAATTGAAAAGAATCTCTTGATGCGACCATTCATGTAATAGCTCCCCGCCGGAAATGGAACAACATCCATCAACTCACATATTCCCTTCCCCTCACTACAAAATGCAATCTGATTTTCATCCGCTCCGTAAAATAATGGGCGGACACCAATTGGGTCGCGACCTGCATAAACACTTCCATCTTCCTCATCATAAATGATAAATGCGAAAACACCATCCAATAAATTAATCATTTTCTCTAATCCAAGTTTTTCAAATAGAGGATAAATAACCCCACAATCACTCTCTCCCTCTTCGAGCTCTAACTCATATTTCTCATTGAGGTCCTTATAATTATAAATTTCTCCATTACAGATTACATAAACGTGGGCTCCACTCTCTTTTTCATAAATAAATGGTTGGTCTCCCATCTCAGTAAGACCATTAATTGCCAAACGGTGGAATCCAATAAATGTATCCTCACCTAAAATCTTAGATACAGATTTATCAGGACCTCTATGTCTTATCCTGTTAAAATATGTCGTCATTTTATCAACATCGACCTTCTGACCAGATAAATATTTGTAAAAATATATTCCACACATGTTTAATAATAAATAATTACTCTTTAAGCTATGTTGGGCAACAATATTTAATATTCGCGCTATATACAATTGTAAAAAATCCCCAACCAATTAAACTCGCGATAATACCGTATAATAAACTATGAAATATATTGAATCTATAATAACATTCGGGAGCAGGAACATTGTCTGTTTGTCCAATACGATGAGATCTTTTAATTCCATGTAATGATGTATTAAACATATCAGGTAAATCATTTGGAATTTTCTCGGTGTTTGTTATTATATTTCCAAGTTTTCGAGATAAAATTCTTAAAACACCTAACTTCTTTAATATAAAATCCATAACCGCAAATATTAACATAAATACAGGTATCATCGCACCAAATATTGGGGATATTCCCTTAATATTAATAAAACAAAATACAATAAGCATAACAATTAATATTATATTTGAAGTTGCGAGTTTGTAATTTGAAAAAACGGGGCCAGATGCTAAATGAAAAATTTTTTCGAAAAGAAAATCAAGTCCTTTAACAATATAAGGCATCACATAAATTAATGCGAGAGGAATTAAAATCATAACAAATGTTAGAACACCAATACCTGCATTCGGAGTCCCACAATATTTTGTTGAAATTGGATTAATAAAAAGTGCGATTAATACTGTTAGAAAATATGTAAAAAATATTGCGCTGGTAGCAATCATGTTCCAATTTGATAAATTATCATAATCGCGATTTAACTCTTTTTCTGGGAATAATCTATCAAATGCACAATTAACTTTTGTAAATTTACTATCTTGTATTCCTTCCTTAAATGATTCTAAAAATATTTTAAATATGGATGGTTTAATTGCGTTTGCGACTTTAGATGCTTTAGTATTTAAATTATTTATTTGATTAATATCTGGATTTTTTTCTAATATTTCTTTAATTTGAGTATTTGTAATATTCGGATTATTTTTTATTAGTATATTTTTTAGTTTACTTACGATTTCTGAATTTATATTACTCATTGAAATTTTTGGAGTAACAGTATTATTTTTTATTTTACCAGTTTCATTCATTTCATTCATTTCAAACATTTCCTTTGTTTCATTTGTTTCAGCAATACTCTTTTTTATTTTATTAATTTCATTCATTTCAACCATTTCTCCTTCATTTTTATTTTTTTTAGTTTTAAATAAGGAAAATCCTCCTTGTTGCTTTTTTCCATATGTCTCAATATTCTTATCTTTTTGAAAAATTAAATATTCAATATCATTCGCACCACTAAGAATTAATCCATTTATATATTTAAAATAATAAAATCCACTGACAATTGCAGTAATAAGTGCAATTGAATTCATTAATCCACTTGAAACATCCACATCATATGGGTTAAAATCCTCACCTCCTCTAAGTTTCTTCTTTATAATAACTGTCTCATCATTTTTTATTACTGTTCCATCCGGCTTATATATTATTCCCTCTAAATCAGTTATGGAATATGATTCATCAATAATAAAACCGTATTTTTTCTTTATAAGTGTCCGAAGATGATAGACTGATATAAAATCATCAATATCAATTTCATATTTTGTATTATTATAAATAAATTTCATTATTTATTTATAGTAAGAATTAAAATCCAACTGGGATAAACATAAATATCAAAAAGAAGATTATAAATAGTAATGTCATCGGGAAAGCAGTTGCGACCCCATTTTCCAATATTCCAAAAATACAATCTACAACTACCATTTTAGTTCTTCCCTCTTCACCCGCTTTTAATTCTCCTGTAATATTTTCATAATAGGAAAGAACTTTTTCGGCTTTACTTATTTTTTCATTGAATGGTATCCCATCAACATTTTTAAGGTCTGGATTTTCTTTTATTTTTTCTTTGCTTTCATTTAAATATTTTCGAATATCATCTAAAATATTACTAATACTACCAATATTTTCTTCAACCGCCGCTTTTTGTTCATCACTCGCCTCGCATATATCAAATATAAATATAATCTTTGAAAAAATGTATAAGAAACTTTGATAAATTGAGCGCGTAACATATGCATACGCATTTTGTTTTCTTGAAGTTTCCTTTTCTAAAATTGTTGTCAGTTCTTTCTCTAATCGTTTATTAGGTATCGTATTTGTTGATAAATCATATTCACCTTTTTCAAACTTTTCAACACGAAAGAGTAAATCTAATATTGGCTTAAATTTATATTCTTCCGCTGTCATCTTATATTCCTGATTCATCATAAACATTTTATAAAACTCTATGTAATTTTTCAAGCTATCTTCAATAAGATATGAATATTTTGAAAGATAACTAATACCAACTGTCAGCATTTCTGCTACCATAACCATCATTTCAGACCCGGGCATTAACCGAATAAAACGCCCACGAATTTTACTAAATATATTAATCGCACCAGAAAGAATACCACTCAAAAAACTTGGAAAAATTGGTGCTAATACTCGTTTAAGAAACGTAGGTGCATTTGCAAATGCGTATATTAATGTCATAAACATTGTCATAAACATTGCGAGTGTCGAACTGTTTTTAAATGCTTGACATAAATTTGCGTCCCCCCATTTTGCCTTATATAAATTATACACACACGCAAAAGTTAAAAAATATACAGTTAAAGATATTATTCCAAAATCAAAAATAAATCCTAAGAATATAATACCAGTCTCCTTCATAAAATCCATAAAACTATTTACCCAATTATTTGGGTCTGTATTATTTTTAATAAAATCTACTCCTAATACTAATGATTTAATTATAATATTCGACATGACGAATGATATAAATGGAATTAAACCAGATAAAAGAATACCTATATAAACTAAAAGTAATAATACATATCCAAATATTTCCCCTCCGGATAATTTTCCTCCCCTATTTTTTTTAACAACTTTAACCCTATCATTTTTCTTAATATTATATTCAAATAGTGTCCGATTATCTTCTAATTGTTTTCCATTAAAATAAATATTTATATCATCGATACCAACCTCTTTTTTTAATGAATAAACTGATATTAAATTATTTTTTATTGTTATATACATAATAAATTATATATTTTTTTATTATTACATAAAAACTAATATCTATTATATTATTAATGATTACATATTTAAAATATTTAGAAGATAATTTAAACAATAAATATTTAAAAGAATTCGAAGAATATCGCAAGTATATAAAAATATTCTATTCAGAAAACTCGAAATGTCCAGTCGATTCTAAAACACTTCTACTTAAAAAAGAAACAGCGACAGAATATGAAATGTGGTGTAAATCTAAAACAAGCAAAGACTGGAAAATAATTATTAAAAAACCAAAAGTATATAACCTAAATATTAAATTAAATGAACTAAATATAACTTATAAGAATAAACTATTATTATTCAAGCAAAAATTAAGACAAAATTTAGAATCCCCTGTTTATATACCTGAAAAAGATAAAGAAATGGAATTAGAATTAAAGGAACTTAAAAAATATGAAAATGAAATAGAATCCATAAAAGAACTGTTCGAAAAGCAAGAAGAAAATAAGAAGGACCTCTACTTAAAAAGGCAGGAACAATTAAAAAAGCTTCTTGAAATCAAGATAAAAAAGAAGGATATTTTCAAATTATGCGATCAAGTCGATGGAGATGTTCGCAAACAGCTTATCGAAATTGCGAAGAATGAAAAAAAGATAGACCAAGAACGCATTAAGCAAATTGCAAAAACCACGCAAATATTGCAGTCTAATGTAAAAAATTGGATTGATTATTATAAGTTAAATATGGAATATGTAGCTGGAATGATTGAATTGGGCACACTTAATGATGAAATATTCCATCTAACTGAGAAATATGAGAATATAAATAGTAATTATGTAATAGAACCACCGGAAATATCAAGCGATAAGAAAGTAAAAATGGAAGAAGTAAAAGAATTAAAAGAAGATGAAGACTCGACTGAATCCAAAAAAAGAATCCGAATGAAAAAATAATATGTGATTTAACAATATGTTAAGTGAATATTTCGACCCATTATTTTTTTTCATTGCTCTATCAATTGGAATGTTAATTGTATATGTAACAACACCAGTCCCCGAAATCATATATAAATATCCGACACCAGATAATAGTGTTGTCTATCAAGATGATGTTCAGAATTGTTATCGATATGTTTCAAAAGAGGTTCCTTGTAAGGGGGAACTAACAGAGATTCCAATCCAACACGTTGATTTAGAAGAGAAATCTAAGGAGAGTATTATTACACAATTCAATAAAATGCTTAAACAAAATGTTTGATTATAATATAAAGAATGCTCGATTTTTTAAAAGAGAGACCTTTTGTAATATTAATATCAATTCTTTGGGGTCTCGGGTTGAGTTGTATGTTTAGACAGGCGTGTGTTGGGCGCGACTGTATAGTCATTAAGGCGCCACATCCATCCAAAATAAATAATAAAGTCTTTAAAGGGAACAATTCAAAATGCTACATGTATTTACCAGAATCTACAATATGTAGCAAAAATCCGATCCAAGCGTAATAATTTATATTTAAAAATATTTTTTTAAATATGGAATCTGACCCGAAGGCGACACCAATCAATGCTTTACCGAAAGGTAATTTAACCCAAGAGGACGACCAACAATTTATCCAGAATATTCTCAATCAGATGAAGGGGGATAGTCAGGAGTCAGAGCAAAATTATCAACAGGCTCAACAAAAATATAATAACCAGCAGTTTGGACACAGTCCAGCTGAGCAACATGCTCAGAATCAAGAGCAACTTCAAGGTCAATATGAGCAAGAGGAACAATACGAGTATGAGGAGGAACCAGTTAAGCAAACATTTGGAGATAAGTTAAAACGCGCGATAAAAGGACCCCTACTGTTTTTTGTATTGTATGTTCTATTGTGTTTTCCATTTGTTCGCGTGTTTGTAGCGAATCAGATTTCGCGTTTTACAGAGAACGAGAACTTTCAATTGTATGGAGCGACTCTTCTTTTAGGTTTGATCGGTGGAGTCATATTTTATTTAATTTCTACTTTTCTTTTCTAAAATATATATTATATGAGAGACACATATATTTCTTTACAAGGTTTAGTAATTGGTTTTTTAATTGTAATACTTTTATTTATTCCCATACCTGTCATCGGCCGGTTTATATGCTTATGGATTTTATTTGTTGTAGTCTGTAATTTGGTATCCGGAGACATATTGTTTTCTCTGTTTATTTCAACATTTTTTGTAATACTATTTTTCCTATATTTAGGGCCCAAAAAGACGATTTCCTTTTCTGCAAATACGGTTGAGAATTTTGATGGAGAAGGAGAATCCGAATCCAAAGATAAATTAGATACTGAAATGGAAATAACCGCGAAAGCACCTGAGAAAGCCCCCGAAAAAGACCTAAAAGATATGAATCCATCTCAGTTGAATAACATCGTTGATAAATTGAATGTTAAAGTTGGCCCAGCAAAAGATGATGATGATGAATTATTCGGTAAAATAGATATTGGTGATTATGATGATGAAGACAGTGATGAAGATAGCGATGAAGATGAAGATGATGAAAAAATTGAGAAGAAAGTAGGAAAAACAACGTCCAGTTCTAAAAAGGCGTATAAGGCCCAGAAGCAATTATATGACTTAAATAATACGGCGAACGCTCTACATAAAACTCTGACGCGGATGGCCCCAACTCTTGAAAAGGGTCAAAAAATAATTGATATGGTTGGAAAAATGGGTATCGAGAAATATTTATAAAAATTAATTTAAATTGGAATTATTTTATATTTATAATATAAAGAATGAAAAGTGCGAAAGTTGTTTCAAGTGTTGCTTCAAACAAGCCCGACGGATTAAGTATTGCTTTAATAATAATACTTGTTCTTATTATTGTCGCTTGTATTTTATGGTATATGTTATATAAACCTAAAAAAGAGGTTATTGTTCGTTCAGTTGAAGGATTCTCCGATGAAATAAACCATCTTAAATTTTTTCAAAAGAATAACATCGGAAAAGAGGTCCCGACTGACCCCCGACCAAATCAATGCTTATTTTGGGTCCGCGAAAAAAAAAACACAGTAGTTGGTAAACCGGATGATAACATGGTCGAACACTTTCAAAATCCAACTATCGAGCATTTCAGTTTCGGCGACTTGTTTAGTTTCGGTGGTGGTTCCGCAAAAAAGGCGACTCCTCCTCTGGAGAGGACACGACCAACCTATTCTGACTCTGACTCATCCCCTCCTCAATTTAGC